GCACCGCTATTAGCACCAATTGGAAAAAAACTACATTCTTGAACATCAATAAAATCTAATTCCTTTTGACGTTTAAATAACTCAAATGCAATAGGCTCTTGACTTACCCCACGTTGCATGTCAAATGTTGAAACTTCCCATTCCTCATCACGCCCGAATACGATTTCTTGAGCCTTTTTTCTACACAAACTTAAACCAGTGCGACCTAAACCTTGTACGCCCATTAATTCATGAACTTCGGAGGCTGTGAAACGTCCTTTTCGCTGTTCATACCATTGCTCAGTTCTTTGTAATTCAGTTTCCATTGACGTAGTTTAAATACTGTTGTTCAACTTCAGGAGTTATTTGATACCTAGACTTAATTAACTCAATTGTGGCATTTGCTATTTTTGCTTTCTCGAAATTAGCCTCAGTAAAAAATGGTAATTGTTTTGTATGTAAAAGTTGTTTGATTCTTACACCTCCAACTACTTCACCTTTCATTTTTACATTAGAATCGATATACAACTCGATTATCATTCCTTTCCAGTTCTCAATAAAACTTGAATTTGATAAATTCTTCAAAGTTTTTGCGTTTGTCGAATTCAAAACAAGTGGCTTAATTGGTTCTTCAAAATAGCAAATATTCGCATCAATTTTATTCCCTGCAACCTTAGTTCCAAACTCTTGTTTTACTTCTCTAATCGTAAAGATTAATTTATCTCCACGTTCTAAGATTTCATCTAAGTCAATAACTCCTAAATGGTCTGACTTATAAACTGTTCTGTAATTTGTTTTGCTCATATTACTGTTCTATTGTTATTGTGCCGTTGAATTTTTTGAAATTTTTCTGAATCCAGTCAGTTCTATAAGTTTTCTGAAATGTATCTTCATCATCATCTGAAGAAATACAAAAACCTGAAAAAGACAAATCTTCAAATTTACTACCATCTGTAATTATTATACGACCTTTACTTTTACTAATCAACAATTGCCCAACTACCAAGAAATCAATCTCGTTTTCTGTTTTTTCTTTCACTGTCACTTTCATGCTATTTGTTTTTAAATTGTAATAATTCTAAATAAAGGTTTTCGGGTATTTCTTCCCATTTTTTGATACTTTCTAAATCAGTATCGTAATTTTCTATAATCCAATAATATTTACCGTTATGTTCTGCAATAAACAATTGACCATAATAATTTTGAATACTACCTACTGATTGATATTTTACTTTTTCATCCATATTGTTTGTTTTTACGAATTTACTACTTACTACCTTTTGTTTTCCTTATTTGTGTTGGGCGGTTGTTTTTTAATTTAAGCGGTTAAAAATTGTTACTTGTTTGTGTTATGCTCGTCGGGAAAATATCGTCTTTATTTTCCTCGATGAAATTATTGTTTGATTCGGATAGGTCGCACCATTCCTGTGATGTATCGTGACGATAATAAAGTTTTATATCGCGTGGATTTGCATTTCTATTTTTTGCGCAAATCAATATACATTCATCTAAATTTACCTGACCTGTTTCGTCGGGTAATTCGTCACGATAAGTAAATAATACTAAAGATGCATCTTGCTCTAAAGAACCTGATTCGCGTAAATCTGAAAGTTTAGGAGGCCTCCCTTCGGCATCTCGTTTCAATTGAGATAAAGCAATAACTGGAATATTTAACTGCATTGCTAAGCGTTTTAAACGTCTCGAAATTCCGCTAATTTCCTGCTCACGGTTTCCATTCCTTTCGCGCGTTCCCTCAATTAATTGTAAGTAATCAATAAAAACACAATCTAGTTGTCCTTTCATGTGTAATGCTCGCGCCTTTGATACAATTTGATTAATTGTAAAATAATTATCGTAAATCTGAAACGAACCTTTTTTAATTTTACTTACTGATTTTTCAAGTGTTTCTTTTTCTTTTTCGTCAAGTTTACCACGTGCAACATTCGACGTTTTTAAATTACAAGTTAAGCAAATTAGCTTTGATAATATTTGAGGTGCTTTCATTTCAAGTGAAAAGAATGCCACTTTTGTATTATTTAATATTGATATGTTTTTACAAATTGATAAAGCACTCGTAGTTTTACCAACTCCCGGACGTCCACCAATAATCGTCAGCCCACCAAATTCAAACCCTAAAGTCCATTTGTCTAATTCAGGTATTCCAGTAGAAAGTCCAGCAACTCCACTACCTTCACGCGAAAGTATTTCGTCTTTAGTTTTTTCTAGAATAGTGTCTAAAGTATCGTCTTTCGATAAAATATCGTTTGAAACTAAATCTTCTGCTTTTTTCAATAGTTCAGATACCGCATCCAAAGCATCTACTGAATCATCAACTGAAATAGAGTGCATTTGCCTTGCGATTTCTCCTACTTCGCGTTTCATGTAAGTTTGAAACAAAATATAGCAATGTTGCTCGAAATTTGCAACCGAACCAATTCTAGTAGTTAAGTCTGCTAAATACATCGCTGAAACTTTTGATTTCATTACGCGAAGCCTTTGAGTTATTACAAGTAAATCTACTTGAATGTTTTCGTCTACTGTTAACTGAATTGCTTTAAATACTTCTTTGTTGTTTTTATCGCTAAAGACGTGTTCATTCAACTTGAAGTAACCATCAGTATAAACTAAGTCGTTTGAAAGCATTAACGAGCCTAGAATAACTTTTTCTAATTCTATAATATCATTCGTCATCTGTTCCGAAATTAAATTTTGGTCTTGTTGGGACTTGTGTTTGTTGACCGTTTGTATAAATTGGCTTTAAATGTGGTAATGTATTTTTAAGTTTTGTTTTCCAGTTAACAATCTTATTACCATTACCATCCTTCCAACCGTTCGCAACCCATTGTTCATACTTTGCCGTCACTGAATATAAATAAGCATCGTAATTAAATTCTGTTTGTAATTTTAGATAAGATAAAAATTCGTTTATTAATGGAATATTATCTTCTTTTATCTTATCTTCTTTTATCTTATCTTCTTTTATGGCTTTTATTTGGCTTTCGTTCGGGTTTATTTCGGGTTTTATTTGGCTTTCTTTTGGCTTTTTTGGTCTACCTCCTAAACTACCTTTTCTTGACTGTTCTTTAGAAAAATCAGTTGCTTTATTGTATTGAAAATCAAGGAACTTAATTTTAATTTCATTATTGTCTAAATCAATAATTCCTTCTTCTACCAATTCATTAAATACAGTAGGATAATTTAACCTTTTTAATAACTGTTCTTTAGTTAATTCACATTTTCTTTGCCAATAATAAGCACAAATATTAACAAACAAACCTTGTGCTTCTAGTGAGCAAAAAGATATATCTCTAGTTAAATATTCCGCTGGTTCAAACTGAAAATATGGTAATTCTTTAGCCATGATTAATTCGTTTTTTCAATTACAAATTCATAAGCCTCCTGAAATAGGTTTAATTTAACCCAGTTCTTTTCTTCTAGGTGTGCTAACCAATCACAAGCGTTTAACATATCTTTTGTAATTTCGTAGAATGGTTTTTCGCAAATAATAGTAAGGTCGCTTAACACCTTCCATTGTGCGTTTTCAAATAATACTTTTTCCATTTTAAATGCCCTTAAAAAGCGAAACCCTTTTAAACTTTCGGAGGGCATTCCTACTAATCTAAAAGGGTTCTAATAATATCTAACTAAGTTCATGCCCGAACTATTCAACAAATATAAGAAATAAATCAATAACTATTCATGCAGGTGTCGATTATTTCTTCGTACTTCATAATTCTAGTTTTAGTTGTTCTGTTATCATTTCGTTGGTGTCAACAAAATGGTCTGTTACCTTTTTCCTGACCTCAGTAAAATGGTTTTGTTCTGTTTTCGAACAATCGTTTGTTTTATAAAACATCAATTTCGTCAAATATTGTTTTTTGTTCAATGAAATTTGAAAACTGTCTTTTATTTGCTAAATCTAAATTGATTTTAGCTTGTTTAAAATAGCTATCTTTTAACTCTATTCCAATTGCTTTACGACCTAATGAAACTGGACTGTAAACCTCACTACCAACTCCCATAAAAGGAGTTAATACTACTTCATTTTCATTTGAATACATTTCAACTAAACGGTCAATAACATCTAATTGTAATGGGTGTACGTGTTTTTCGT